CACACCCTGTATACCCTGAACGCCTTGTACGCCCTGTACGCCCTGTACACCTTGTACACCTTGAACACCCTGTACACCCTGGACACCTTGGACACCTTGTACACCCTGGACACCTTGCACACCCTGTATACCCTGAACGCCTTGTACTCCCTGGACACCCTGTACACCTTGTACGCCCTGTACACCCTGCACACCTTGTACACCCTGTACACCCTGGACTCCTTGTACACCTTGTACGCCCTGGACACCTTGTACACCCTGTACACCTTGTAGACCTTGAATACCTTGGGCTGTCATCCTCTCCCAATAAGTGCTTCCGTCAAATGGTCTATTACCAGTATTGTCTAAAGTAAAGCCAGTTACTGGGTCATAATAAACAGAAATCCAACTATTACCATCATAATAAACTACATCATTAAAGGCATAATGTGCATTAATATCCCATTGGCCTTTCCATACAATGCCAAGTCCCTGAATGCCCTGAATACCTTGAACGCCCTGTACACCTTGTACACCCTGAACACCCTGTACGCCTTGGACACCCTGTACGCCTTGTACACCTTGTACACCTTGTACGCCTTGTACACCTTGTACTCCCTGTACACCTTGTACACCTTGTACACCTTGTACGCCTTGTACACCTTGTACACCTTGTACACCTTGAACGCCCTGAACACCTTGTACACCTTGTACACCTTGTACACCTTGTACACCCTGGACACCTTGTACACCTTGTACACCTTGTACACCTTGTACACCTTGTACACCTTGTACGCCCTGTACTCCCTGAACGCCTTGTACGCCTTGTACACCCTGAACACCTTGAACACCTTGAATGCCTTGTCCACCTTGGATACCCTGGACACCTTGGACACCTTGTACACCTTGTACACCTTGTACACCTTGAACACCCTGGACACCCTGGACACCTTGTACACCTTGAACACCTTGAACACCCTGGACACCCTGGACACCTTGTACACCCTGAACGCCTTGTACACCCTGAACGCCTTGGACACCTTGTACACCCTGGACACCCTGGACACCCTGTACACCCTGTACACCCTGTACACCTTGAACACCCTGTACACCTTGTACACCCTGTACACCCTGTACACCTTGTACACCCTGTACACCTTGTACACCCTGTACACCTTGAACGCCCTGGACACCTTGTAATCCCTGTACACCCTGTACACCCTGGACACCCTGGACACCCTGTACACCTTGTACACCTTGTACACCCTGAATACCTTGTTGAGCTATATAATCCCAATAAACACCAAGATTTTCAGGTAAATCTGGTTGCTTATTAAGCACATTATCTTGGAGAGTTACAAAACTACTACCATTATAGAATACAGATTCATTTATACCGTAATTAGTAGTAGCGTTCCAAGTCCCTCTCCACTTAAATCCAACACCTTGAATACCTTGTACACCCTGTACACCTTGTACGCCTTGTACGCCTTGTACTCCTTGTACGCCTTGTACGCCCTGTACTCCCTGAACGCCTTGTACACCTTGTACACCCTGAACGCCTTGTACACCTTGTACACCCTGAACGCCTTGTACTCCCTGGACACCCTGTACACCTTGTACACCTTGCACACCTTGAACACCCTGTACACCTTGTACACCTTGAACGCCTTGGACACCTTGAACGCCTTGGATACCTTGTACACCCTGGACGCCTTGTACACCCTGCACACCTTGTACACCTTGTACACCTTGTACACCTTGTACACCTTGTACACCTTGTACACCTTGTACACCTTGTACACCTTGGACACCCTGTACACCTTGGACACCTTGAATACCTTGAGCTGTCATTCTAGCCCAATAAGTGCTTCCATCAAATGGTCTATTGCCAGTATTGTCTAAACTGAATCCCGTTACTAAGTCATAATATGTAGAAATCCAGCTGTTTCCATCATAATAAACTACATCATTAAAAGCATAATGTCCATTAGTGTCCCATTGCCCGCGCCATACAATGCCGAGTCCTTGAATACCCTGTACGCCTTGTACGCCTTGAACACCTTGTACACCTTGTACACCCTGTACGCCTTGTACACCTTGTACACCTTGTACACCTTGAACGCCTTGTACACCTTGAACACCCTGGACACCCTGGACACCCTGGACACCCTGGACACCTTGTACACCTTGTACACCTTGAACGCCTTGTACACCCTGCACGCCTTGTACACCTTGTACACCTTGAACGCCTTGTACACCTTGAACGCCTTGTACACCTTGTACGCCTTGTACACCTTGAACGCCTTGTACACCCTGCACGCCTTGTACACCTTGTACACCTTGAACGCCTTGTACACCTTGAACGCCTTGTACACCCTGCACGCCTTGTACGCCTTGTACGCCTTGTACACCCTGTACACCTTGAACGCCTTGTACGCCTTGTACACCCTGTACACCTTGTACGCCTTGTACACCCTGTACACCCTGGACACCTTGTACGCCTTGTACACCCTGCACACCTTGTACACCTTGGACACCCTGTACACCCTGTACACCCTGTACACCCTGTACACCTTGTACACCCTGCACGCCTTGGACACCTTGTACACCCTGTACACCCTGTACACCCTGCACGCCTTGGACACCTTGTACACCCTGTACACCCTGTACACCCTGTACACCTTGGACACCCTGAACGCCTTGGACACCCTGAACGCCTTGGACACCCTGAACGCCTTGGACGCCTTGGACGCCTTGTACACCTTGCACACCCTGTATACCCTGGGCAGTCATTCTCTCCCAATAAGTGCTTCCGTCAAATGGACGATTGCCTGTATTATCTAGACTGAATCCAGTTGCTAGGTCATAATATACCGAAATCCAACTGTTTCCGTCGTAATAAACTGTATCATTAAAGGCATAATGTCCATTAATATCCCATTGGCCACGCCATATAATACCCAACCCTTGGATACCTTGAACACCTTGAACACCCTGGACACCTTGTACACCTTGTACTCCCTGTACACCTTGTACACCTTGTACACCCTGGACTCCTTGAACACCTTGAACGCCTTGTACACCTTGTACACCTTGAACGCCTTGAACACCTTGTACACCCTGTACACCCTGTACGCCCTGGACACCTTGTACACCTTGTACACCCTGGACTCCTTGGACACCTTGTACACCCTGCACGCCTTGTACACCCTGCACGCCTTGTACGCCTTGTACGCCTTGTACGCCTTGTACACCTTGAACGCCTTGTACACCCTGTACACCTTGAACGCCTTGTACACCCTGTACACCTTGTACACCTTGTACACCTTGAACGCCTTGTACACCCTGGACACCCTGTACGCCTTGTACACCTTGCACACCTTGAACACCCTGTACACCTTGTACACCTTGAACGCCTTGGACACCTTGAACGCCTTGTACACCTTGTACACCCTGCACGCCTTGTACACCTTGGATACCCTGCGCCGTCATCCTCTCCCAATAAGTGCTTCCATCAAACGGCCTGTTTCCAGTGTTGTCTAAGGAGAACCCAGTATCATGGTCATAATATACCGAAATCCAGCTGTTTCCGTCATAATAAACTGTATCATTAAAGGCATAATGTCCATTAATATCCCATTGGCCTCGCCATACAATACCAAGTCCTTGGATACCTTGAACGCCTTGTACACCCTGGACACCTTGTACACCCTGGACACCTTGTACACCCTGGACACCTTGAACACCTTGTACACCTTGTACGCCTTGAACACCTTGTACGCCTTGTACACCTTGTACACCCTGTACACCTTGGACTCCTTGGACACCCTGGACACCTTGTACACCTTGGATACCCTGGACGCCTTGCACGCCTTGCACGCCTTGAACGCCTTGTACACCTTGTACACCTTGAACGCCTTGAACACCTTGAACGCCTTGTACACCCTGTACACCCTGTACACCTTGTACGCCTTGAACGCCTTGAACGCCTTGGACACCTTGGACACCTTGTACACCTTGTACACCCTGTACACCTTGTACACCCTGTACACCCTGCACACCTTGTACACCCTGTACACCCTGGACTCCTTGAACGCCTTGAACGCCTTGAACGCCTTGGACACCTTGTACGCCCTGTACACCTTGTACGCCCTGTACACCTTGTACACCCTGTACACCCTGTACACCTTGTAGTCCTTGTACACCTTGTACGCCTTGGATGCCTTGGATGCCTTGTTGTGCTACATAATCCCACCAAATCCCAACATTCTCAGGCAAATCTGGTTGATGATTTAAATTATCATACTGTAAATTTACAAAACTACTACCATTATAGAATACAGTATCATTTAAACTGTAATTATATGTAGAATTCCACTGACCTTGCCATTTAAATCCAGTACCTTGGATACCCTGTATGCCCTGAACACCCTGAACACCCTGGACACCCTGGACACCCTGAACACCTTGTACACCCTGTACACCCTGGACACCTTGTACACCCTGGACACCTTGTACACCCTGGACACCTTGTACACCCTGGACACCTTGTACACCCTGTACACCTTGTACGCCTTGTACACCTTGTACACCCTGGACACCCTGGACGCCTTGCACGCCTTGCACGCCTTGTACACCCTGGACACCCTGGACACCTTGGACACCTTGAACGCCCTGTACACCTTGAACGCCTTGTACACCCTGTACACCCTGTACACCTTGTACGCCTTGGACACCTTGTACACCTTGTACACCTTGTACACCTTGGACTCCCTGTACACCCTGTACACCCTGTACACCCTGTACACCCTGTACACCTTGAACTCCCTGGACACCTTGGACACCTTGTACACCTTGTACACCTTGTACACCTTGTAGACCCTGTACACCTTGTACACCTTGTACACCCTGTACGCCTTGTACACCCTGTACACCCTGTACGCCTTGTACACCCTGTACACCTTGAACACCCTGTACACCCTGTACACCTTGAACACCTTGTAGACCCTGGATACCTTGGGCTGTCATCCTGTCCCAGAATTCACTTTCGTCTGAAGGTCTATTACCAACGTTAGGTAAAGAATTACCTGTTAGAGGATCATAATATCTAGAAATCCAGCTGTTTCCGTCATAGTAAACTACGTCACTATAAGCATAAGCTGTTATAGGATTCCAAGGACCTCTCCATATAATACCGCCACCCTGTACACCTTGAATACCTTGAATACCTTGGACACCCTGAACACCTTGCACACCTTGGACACCCTGAACACCTTGCACACCCTGGACACCCTGGACACCCTGGACACCTTGTACACCTTGTACACCTTGTACGCCCTGTACACCTTGTACACCTTGTACGCCCTGTACACCTTGTACACCTTGTACGCCCTGTACACCTTGTACACCTTGAACGCCTTGAACGCCTTGTACACCCTGTACACCTTGTATACCTTGAATACCCTGTTGTGCTACATAATCCCAATAAACTCCAATATTTTCAGGCAAATCTGGTTGATGATTTAAATTATCATACTGTAAGCTTACAAAACTACTGCCATTATAGAATACAGAGTCATTAGAGCTGTAATTAAATGTAGAATCCCAAATTCCTCGCCATTGAAATCCAACGCCTTGTATACCCTGTATACCTTGTACACCCTGGACACCTTGAACGCCTTGTACACCCTGTACACCTTGTACACCCTGTACACCCTGAACGCCTTGTACACCCTGTACACCCTGTACACCCTGAACGCCTTGTACACCTTGTACACCTTGTACACCTTGTACGCCCTGTACACCCTGCACACCTTGTACACCCTGCACACCTTGTACACCCTGAACGCCTTGAACACCTTGTACACCTTGTACACCTTGTACGCCCTGTACACCCTGCACGCCTTGAACGCCTTGTACACCTTGTACACCTTGTACACCTTGTACACCTTGTACACCTTGTACACCCTGTACACCCTGTACACCCTGAACGCCTTGTACACCTTGTACACCCTGAACGCCTTGTACACCTTGTACACCCTGAACGCCTTGTACACCTTGTACACCCTGAACGCCTTGGACACCTTGGATACCTTGGCTAGCCATTACCTCCCAATAACTACTATCGTATGTTGGCTCGTTTCCTAAATTAGAATCTTGTACACTTACCCAAGATTGTCCATTATAAAAAACAGTATCGTTTCTGGCATATTCAGTTTGATCACTCCAAATACCTTTCCAAATAAATCCAATGCCTTGTACACCTTGACGACCTTGTGATCCTTGAACACCTTGAACACCTTGGGTTCCTTGTTGTCCGTCGCGACCAAATGTGCCCTGACTACCTTGTACACCTTGATAACCAAAGTTTCCTTGGATACCCTGTAGTGATATTGGGTCCCAATATGGGTTTCCTTCATAAGGAGGATCTTGATTTTGATTTATTTGGGTAGCTATCCAGCTTCCGCCATTATAATATACAGCATCATTGGGATCATATAGTGTGTTACTATCCCATTCACCACGCCATTTAATTCCAGTTCCCTGTATACCTTGTATACCTTGATAACCTATTAAACCTTGTGCCCCTTGTATACCCTGAGCACCTTGGGTGCCTTGTGCTCCTTGAATACCTTGTACACCTTGACTACCACCACCACTGGTAAAAGCAGCATAACCGGCAGTTGGTGTATCAAATGTCAGAATTGTTGTACTTTCACTATAGAATTCTATTTGTGGAAAATTAGCTGTACCAGTAAGACTCTTATTATCAGTGTCAATAACTTCGACGATAGGATAGCGTGTACCTAAATTATGTACAATTTCCCATACTGTTTGCGGTGTTGTTTGATGAAATAGATAAAACCCACCAATAGCGGTTGAGCCAGTGATACCTTGAAGACCTTGTGAACCTTCCTTACCAATTAAAATCGGATCCCATTCGCCTGTTGCTGGATTATATTGTTTTAAAATGCTCATTTAAGTCTTCTAACAGTCTTCAGCTTGGGCAAACGTAGGAATATTTTTTTTTAACCAAGTATAAATTGATGAAAATAGTGTCATGCCTGTGTCTAAATCAGTCAAAGCAATACTATAAATGTCATATCTAACTGGTTGATATTCTTTAATTTTGGCTTCGCGGTTGGTATAGTATAAGATTTTTACTTGGATGGATCTTTTGTCACCAGAAATGGATGCGATTATGGCATAGGCATTTTTAAAACCAATACCAACCACCGAATCATCAATGTCCAAGCACAAAGCCATCAAGGTTTCCTTAAGTCTGATACAATTCCAACGTATTTATCGCTGCCAGCCATCTTACGGTTTTGGAATCTTCTCCGGTGACAAATAGACTAATACATCCATTTACGGTGTCGGCAACAGCTGAAATGGTCCAACTCAAGGCGGTTGAATCTGCTGCAATTCTTTCAGTTAAGGTATTTCCTATTATCATTATTGTACTCGCGTCTGTTCCTCTACTGGCTAAAAACTTAATATTCCACGTGGCCGTTTCTGTAGTAGTTTTTGCCACAATGTCTGCACTGACCTTATAGGCATAAAAATTAGGTAGCACTAGTCGATTAGTAGTGCCACCTGTCAATCCGTCAAATGTTAATTCACCTGGTGCTGCACTAGTTGTTGTAACTCTGGCCATATAAGTGCCACGACTAAAACTAGGTAAACTTACACTTTCACCAAAAATTGGCATAGATTGATTAAATCTACTGCCTTGTATTCTTGAAAATCCTGTGCCATTAGGCTCAATAATAACATCACCACTAGTACCGGCTACTTCTACAGCAGTAATAGAATTATCATGAATATTAAGATTACCAATCCTAGATTGAGGAATATTACCAGTACCTTTTAGGCCAATATAAGCATATCCCGCCACATAAATTGACTTGCCACTGGTCAATGCAGACGGAATTGTTCCGCCTATAAAATTCAATACACCTGATTGATAATCAAAATACCATTCACCGACACCGCCTGTACCACTGTCAAATATTTGAGTACCTGTGGATTGTGGATTAGTAGCATTCGGACTATCTGCATATACTTTAACAAAATACGTGGCACCAAATTCAGGTGGTATCCAATCTATTATGTTTGTTTTCCAAGTAGGATATACACCGCCAATCGGTGATGTAGTAGTGTCGGCCACTGCTTCTATGCTATCTGTACCTGTATATTCTGTTACAATATAAGAAACTGCTGCTGCTATTGCTGGAATACTTGAAGATTGTGTCCAAACTATGTCACCACGCAATAAGGAAGGACTAGCAATAGCTTCGTTACTGGGACTTTTGTTCGTGCCGAGGTCAGTCTTGGCAACACCAAAGACTTTTTTGTATAGTAGGTCAACTTTCTGGGTATCTGATACTGCCATGTTATGCAGATCCTAATATACTTAAAGCCGTAATACTTTGACCACTAGTCAACTTAATTCTTATTACGATTTCTTTTGTAGCTGTACTAGAGCTACTGACTGTACCAAATGTACAAGTTCTTCTTTGTGTACCTGATGAATTAATTTGTACAATACCGCCCAAGGCACAACCATTACTGCCGTTACCACCACCTGCAATATTAGCACCTGGTGCGCCACTTCCTGCATAAGCTGTGGTCATTGACACCCAACCATTCAGTGTGCTACTATTGTCTATGGTACTACCCGGTAAAGCTACCCAAATTCCTGCCAAAGTACCGGTAAATTGTATGTCAAATTTTGATACAGCACTACGAGTATACTTAAAAGTAAAATATTGACTGCCACTACGACCTACACTTAAATTAGGACCAGCTGGTAAATAGCCTGTACTATAGTCTGTTTGATCATGTTTAAGTAATCCTTGACTTCCAGATCCTACTACCACAGCATCATATGTTTCTAACGTAGATGTTTGGCTGTCAAAAGCTGAAGTAGATGATATAGTAGGTGTGTCACTGCTACCTGGATTGATAATTCTAAGTGCATTACCACTGCCTGATCCAAAACTAGCCACTGATATATTAGTTTCGTCTATACTGGTATTTGTACCAGTTTTAAATAATACTGTGGATCCTGGGCTAAAAGTTCTTGTACCTGTGTTATAACCATTATTAACAGCTATAGAGCAAGTACCACTATTAGAGCCAAACCCAGCTTTGATTTGTGCAGTTGTAGTTACATTAACTGAGCCGCTGCTAACATAAAGATTTCTAGTCAACGGGGTTGTCACTCCAGCGCCTGCATAAGTAACACTAACTGGAGCATCAAAAGCACCGCCTGCTGAGCCAGTTATAAAAGTATTAGACGTGGGATACGTATCACCGCTGAGCTTATTAACATCAAAATTTAATGTAAAGGCGTTAGCAGTAGTATAATGTGGAATTGTGCTGCTATAAATTACTGTGGGACTTAATGGTGCAGTTAATGTATAATTTGTTATGCTTGGAGTACCTGGCGTGCTAAGATCAGCGTACCAATAAGCTGTATTTGTGTTATCTGCCGCAGTGTGATCTATATAAACTTCATGCCATCCTTCTGTCACTGTACCAACTGCTCTAACATCAAAACTCTGCCAAAAAGTTGTGGCAATCGGTGGTGATGTTATTAAGCTATAATCTCGATCATTTGCTATGTTTAACTCACCAAAAGTGCCATTGTCGTCACCAATTAATGAAACTTCGCCCTGAGTATCTGTCATTGTGTGGTTGCCCACATCCTGATCATTTCTATAAGCAGTTACTACACCTTCTGTGCCTGGGCCACAACCTGTTATATAATTTGTAGCATAATATTGATCTCTTTTAATCAGAGATACCGTTGTTCCTGCGGCTACTGTTCTACTATGACTAGTATTGTCAATTTGAGTAAAATCACACATTCTATATGTGCTAACACCTTGTATAGTCAATGTTTGATTATTGGGGAAACTGGGGGGATTTGGTGGTACTAATTTACCTAAAATAAAATTCAATTGAGCTATCCCGTTACTTACCGTGCTAGTAGTAGTCATTCTTACGGCTCTGCTCACTAGTCTACCAAGACTAGGTTGGCCGACATTAACTCCCATGGCACTATTAAATTTAACTAGACCGCCACTATTAGTAGACAAATTTAAATCAACACCAGAACCTTTGGTATAAATTGTATTATCTGTTATACTAACTTCGTTAGTACTGAATACAGGAGCTTCTATTTCAGTTGTGGCAATGAGATTTTGTGAACCATCAGTGTCGTCGACTAATAGTGTATCTGACCAATAGCGTGTACCATCTTTGTCAGTTAATAAAAAACGTTTGGCATTGGAAGAATCAGTTGTAGAAGGTATACCTAAGTCAGGCTCTGCTTCACTAAGCTTTAAAAAGTCGTATCTATCTTCACTAACTTTATCAGGGCGGACCTTTTTGACTCTGCCGCTAAAGAGTTCGACTCTGCCTTGCCTGCTCATTCAGAACTCCCTAAACCAATAAACTCTAGATACATACAAAAAGGGGCCTTATTCAGACCCTTTTTGTTCACAATAATAGACAGCCCGCTATCATAGTTCATTTTTACAAAAGTAATCCTACGGATTATTTACATTTTTTATTTAGAATGAACCACAATCTATTATATTAGAGAAATAAGGGTTTCCTCCGAGATCAGCTTGTAAAACACTACCATCAACATAAGCACTGTTGGTAACACCTACTGGTTCTGAACCATTACCATAAACTACACCTTTAGGATTTAGTTCTGCTAGCCCAGTACCACCGTAACCTACATCAATAATATCACCATTCCACGTACCTTCGGTAATCGGTGAAGTGATCTTAACAGTTCCATTTTCTCCAGCAAAAATTCTTAAATCAATGTTATCTGGAGAATAAATGTTCTGAACAACTAAGTCTGTTAACTCTAAAGCAGCACCTAATGTACCAGCAGTTTCACCAACAAACTTACCCTGAGCATTCTCGGATCCTTTTGGAATGAATACAAAACGTTGTGTATCATATTGAAAACCAAAGAAGCCTGTTTGTGGACCTGAAGCATCACCATTTAAGGCTGCGGCTGCTTCGTCCCACCAACGGAAAGCAACACCACTATCCCTACCGATAAGAAGGTTTGTAGCAGGAGTATCACCACCAGTTTGAATGATAGAATCATCAATTGTTGTTGAAACTGTATTAACTTGGATCGTTGTACCATTTACATACAAATTTGTATTGATGATCATGTTTTCATTAGCATCAATAGCAATCTTATCAGTCCAAGTTCTGTTACCAGCATTATCTGATAGTAACATAGCTCTTAATGTTGTATCTGATGGGGTTGTTTGGTAGTCAACTTTAGTGATTTCTACCTGATCTCTAGGACTTACATCATAAGGCTGATTTTGGTCATCAAATCTACGCCAAGGCACAAACAGGTTTGGTTCTGCTTCGCTTAGTTTTAAGAAATTAGTTCGTTCTTCACCTGTTCCTAGGCCCTGCGTTCTAATGTCCCGTGCTGGGACTTTCTTAACACGACCACTAAACAGTTCTACTTTTTTTTGGGCTGCCATTCTATTATTCCTTATAAATTATGCCGCTAGCGACTCGTATTAGTCGTTGGCTGATTCTAGAATACTTAATGTAACTTTTAGAGCTCCATTACTGCTAGCTTGAACACGCAAGCTATCACCTGATTCTAAAACCAACTTTCCTGCCACGATACTTACGGCATCGCTATGAGGAATTTCAAATGTATTGACTAATTCATTCGAAACAACTCCTCTTACATGCCATGCTGTTACAGCAGCTGAACCACTACTGGTAATGTTAGTTACCTGTGTTCCTAGCACAATACCTGTAACCCCCGCAGGGGTTGTGTAGATATTGGTAGGAGTAGAGGTTAATGTTGCTGTTACAGTCCTAAATGCGTTTAAAGGTACACTTGCCATTTTAATTTATCCTTTGTTAAACTTAAAAATTACTCATTCAATGCTAGGATGTATGGTGTAATAACACCTAGCAAGCTCTTGTTAAATGCTCTACCAACAATCGAACCTGAGTCACGTTTAATTGTTAGTTCTGGTCCAATCTTGAAGTCTCCCTTCTGGTCTGTGCTAGTGAAGTTGATGAATCCACCATTTTCACTGACAATCTCATTGGCCTCAATCGGTACCCCACCATTATATGGTAACGCACTGTCAACGTCAATACCAGTTCCTACCCACTCTAGTGTGTGGCCAGTTGTTGTAATCTGGCTAACTTGGTGGAAAGTTGCGTATGTATTGTCATCAACACTTGACTTAAATGTAGCATCTAGTGTCACTACACTGATATAACCGTTTGTAACGATATCAGTGAACGCGTCAAACAATGCTGCAACGTTGGTCACTTCGCCCTGTGTAGCAGCTACATTACTTGTATCTTGGCTAGCATATGATTGGAATGGAGTAATATACTCATTCTTAATCACTAGTCTAACTAAGAAATCTAAGTAGTTGAAGCAGGCTGCTGTAGCAGTCTTACTATCCGCTGGGATCTGTAATCTACCACCACTGAAATACTGCTCTGCTGCATACTTGGTTCTACTGTTTCCACCGTAGATCAAGTCATAAGCCACAGCATCCAATGTTAAGCCAATGTCACGCTTACATGTTTCTTGCTTGTAACCAAATCCAGCATACTCTGTATTGATGAATGTGATTGTGTCGGCTTGAATTGTAGGAACATTGTCTAGGACCAAATCGCGTAGTAATACATACTCAGTGTCAGCCTTAGTTAAGTCTGGGATCACTAATGCGGGAGCAACTCCAGTCTTCAACACAGCGTAAACGTTGTCACTTAGGATATCACTTGATTCTGTTGCTATAGATGTGTCGTAATCTTCACCATCTAGACGATCGTAAATATTACTAATCAAGTTGCCAATAGCCAATAATGTTGGTCCTTTGGTTCCTGTTGGAATAACAATACCACCTTTGTATAGATACTGTACACCACAATCTCTAGTTTCTCTGTTTCCACCGTATGCTAAGTCATAAGCTAGTGCATCAACAATAAATCCTAGGTCGCGAGCGCACTTGTCTTCATTGTATACGAACCACTGATCTTCATATGCATCAGTAATTGCAGAAACTACATCATCATCTAAAGTTGTTGCAGCAACTAATAAAGCATAAGATGCCTTAGAAGCAACACTTGCCCAAGTATATGATGGAACAACTACTGCTACAAAATCAACATCTTCTTGATCGACAATATTCTTAATACCGTCAATTAAGCCCTTTGCACGAAGCCCGACAGCACTGCTGTCACCAACTCTTGTACCAACTTCCACGATAGTTTGTTGTGGAGAAATAACCTCATCGGATATTAGATCTCTTAACAATCCACCTAAGAAATTGTAAGCACCAACTGTGGCAACTTTCTCAGTTTCTCCGCCAGGAAGTTTTGAATCAGGATCATTGAGATAGTTTAGATTACTAGGATTATTAGGATCGATTGGTTTGACTCCTAATGTTAATGCAGTGCCCTCTAAGTAAGAACGACCAGCTTCTACAGTTTGAGTGTTTCCGCCGTAAGTCATATCGTAACGTAGTGCCTCTAGAATATAAACAACGTCTCTTTCACAAACGTTCTTGTCATAATCTAGTTCTGGATAATTTCTAGCAATCCAAGCACGAACTTCTGCTTTTATAAAGCTTGTATTATTAACAATAGTTGTAATACCATCTGCGTAAGTACTATTAAATGCAGTACCTGCTCCAGCTGTTGGAGCTGGCATTGTGATATCGTCTGACGCTGGAATTGCTACTACACCGCGATCTAGGATATCAATAACAATATCCATCAATCCACGTAATGTTGTACGATTGCCTGCGTTAGAAACAATACTAGTTAACTGTTTCTTAACAAAGTATAGAGCACCAATTGTAGCAGCTTTCTGTTCGCTGGTTACTGTCTTAGCATAACTTCTTAAGTATGACTGTCCAGCCTTAACTGTACGATATGTAGTACCAAACATTAAGTCCCAACCAATTGCTTCAATAATAAGATTAACGTCTCTTCCACACTTAACAGCGTCATAAGCACCATTTCTAATATATGGAACATCATTAATACTATCTTGGATTGCAATTACTAGATTCTCTTTGGCTGCGACTAAGGCTGCTTTAGATGCAAAAATACTTGCGTTAGGCTTTGTATCAGCACCCGCCAATGTTGGGTAAGTGATAGCTGGTAAGCTTCCGCCGCCAATATAAGTTCTAATAACGTTGATTAAATTATTAGCGTCAGTTGTTTGTCCTGATACGCGAGCAGCAATAACAGTTTTTAGTCTGTCATAAGCTTCTACTGTAGCAGTAACTTCATCAGCGTCAGTTCCTAATTGAGCTGAAACACCTGCAAAATAACTACGAGCAGCAATAACAGTTGCCCAGTTACCACCGTAGGTTAAGTCATGTGTTAATGCATCAACAATTAAACCAACATCGCGTAAGCATGTATCATATCTGGCACCAGTACCTGCAAATGTATCCCAAGCAAATGTGCCTACTGTATAACCAGCCATTGCAGTGTCTAAATCAGAGATAATAGTTGCTCTGTTAGTCTGTAATGTGTTAGTTGCTGTAGTTGTAACATTTCCTGTTGGGAAACTTAGAGCTGGAGCATTTCCTTCATCATTGATAATGTCAATAACAATGGATAGCTTATCTCTAATTGCTGTTACAGCAGCAGCATTAGTGCTTACAACATTAGCAACAAGACTCTTAGCGCGAGTTAAAGCAGCCAGGATAGCAAACTTCTGTGGAGGACTAATTGCATCTTCAGCATCAAGTCTTGTATAAGCAAGACCAGCTGTTACGCTTTGATAGTTACTGCCAGTTACTATGTCATAGAACACAGCATCTAAGATGTAACCTAAGTCACGCTCACACTTGACAGAATCATATTGGAAATATGTTCTTTCATTGATATATCTAATTGTCTTAGTCTTAACAACATCAACTGAATTTAACAAGTTGTTTTTAGCAATTGACTTGTCAGCATTTGCATTGAGCAATTCTGGATACTGAACTGTTGGAAGAGCACTTAATCCATTATCAACTACATCAGTAATGATGTCAACTAAATCACCTGAACCAGTATAACCAGTGAGCAATGTTTTTAGTTCTGCGTAAGCAGCCAATGTAGCGGCCTTTTCTAAAGGACTGTTGTTATCTGGATCTAGATTTGAAACATCACTGCCGCCTAACACAGCCACGTAGTAAGCACGAGCAGCAATAGTTGTTGCCCAGTTACCACCGTATGTTAAGTCATATGTGATTGCGTCAATAATATATCCAACATCGCGTAAGCATGTGGCTTGTCTACCAGCTAATGCTGTCCAACTAAATCCACCTACGGTATAGCCTGTTAAGAAAGTCTCAATATCATCAATGATATCTTGTCTATCAGCACGTAATGCAGTTTGAGCAGTTGATGTAACATTGCTTGTTGGGAATGTCATTCCTGTTAATGCGTCAGCAACCGCATCATCACCAACATTAATAATGTTAATGATTAGATCCATACTGGCCTTAACAGCAGTAACGGATGCAGCATGGCTAGCCACAATTGAAGCTAACAAGTGCTTGAGGTGTCTTAAGCTTAGGATTGTCATGTGCTTTTCTTTTGCGCCTAGTACTTTAACAGCACTGTTACCTAGATAACGTAGTGCAGCGATAGTACTTTGATAGTTACTACCTGTTACTAAGTCATAAGCTACAGCAGTTACAATATAACCAACATCGCGAGCACACTTAGTTTCATTATATCCAGTGTCACCACCGTTTTCGATAAAAGGACCTAAGTCTGTATTGATATAACTAACAACTTCATTTACAATACTGGCTTTATTAGCTAATAGATAAGTTTTAGCATCATTATACTCTGTGTTAGTACGAGTACCATCTGGAATACTTAATGCCACTGTTGCAGAATTGTCGCCTAATCCTGTGCTTAGTATTTCTAAAATCACATCCATGTTGGCTGCAATACTAGTACTAGCAACTTTATTACCTGTAGCAAGAGCTAATAACTGCTCTTTCAAGTAAGAGAACGCTGCAATTGAAGCTTTCTTTTGATCTAAGCTAGCTAATCCATCGGCATTTAGATTTAACGCATCTCTGTAATATGCACGACCAGCTACAATACTTCTAAAGTTGCTGGCAAATAACATATCCCAACGAACTGCATCAACTAGTAATCCAGCATCGCGAGCACATTTTTCTACATTATATACACCTGCTAGTTCTGGGAAATTGGCAGTTACATAATCTGTAACAGCAGTTCCTAATGCTACCTTATTGTCTAACATAGCAGCAGCAATTTCTTTTACAGATGTATCGGACCACGAAGCGTCTGCGTAAACTTCTGTAACACTTGCGTCGTCGTCAATTAATGCATTAACATTAGCTAATAATGCCTTAGCTCTATCAGCCACACTACCTGGGAAAGTGCTAATAGCAGCAATCTTAACGCCTAACTCAGTGAATGCTGCCTTAGTGGCTGCAATATGAGTAGGACCAGTAGTTTGACCTGCGTTTCTTAGTACTACACCCTCATAGTATGCACGACCAGCAACAACTGTTTCCATATTGCCACCGTAAGTCAAGTCATACTTGATAGCATCAATTACATAACCAATATCGCGTAAACATGTAGTTTTGTTATAGTAAGTGAATGTAAAGCTATTATCAGCAGTATCTAGATATGTACCCATCTGAGATAATAGACTTGCTTTATTTGTACCAAGTAAACCAACTGCTGTGCTAATTAATGGATCATAACTATTTCTAGTTGTTTCACCTAAATTAATTGTGTCTAACACAGTACGCATTGCACTTGTTACTCTCTTTGTAGCTTCAGCATTGCCAGCCACAATCGCTAGTAATCTGTCCTTTAAGAACTTGAACGCGGACAATGTAGCTTCTTTCTGATCACCTACTACAAGACTTGCCTGAGCACGATAATAACTGCGTCCAGCTACATAGCTTCTGAAATTATTATCAAACATCATATCATAGCGTACAGCATCAACAATGTAACCAACATCACGGGCACATGTTTCTTTGTCATATGTAAATGGTGTTGGGAAGTTCGCGTCAACATAATCAGTTACTTGTAAACCAAGACTTTCTTTATTGTCACCCATTGTTGTAGCAAATGACACAAACTGGCTGTTAACCCAACTTGTATTAGGTAGTCTTTCAGCAGCATTATTGCTTGCACCTGGAGTGGAATCAATATATGTCTTCAAGTCAACAATGAGAGCCTGTGCAGTAGCAGCACCAGCTACACTACCTGCAAGCCCGCTTGTAGACTGAGTTAATGTATTAGCACTTGGTCCAGTTGTTGTCTTAGTAACTGTAGCATTTTGAGCAATTTGACCTAGGATCACACGTAATCTTTCATATGCAGCCACAGTTGCAGCAATTTCGTCTGCTCTGTAATCAGCACTGAATGATGTACCATTGTAATACGCACGACCAGCTTCTACGGTTGCTAGATTGCCACCGTATGTTAAGTCATAACGTACTGCGTCTAAGATATAATCAACATCGCGTAAACATGTTGCCTTATCATAGTCAGCTGGAGCTGCTGGACTTGCGCTTGTGCGCTCAATATAAGCAGCAATTTCAGCCTTAATAAAGTCTCTGTTAGCTTCAATACGATCTCTAGCAGATAGATAACCACTGTCAAAACTACTTACAGTGCCACCGTAATAATCTAGGCCTGTTTGTAGTGTTGGAACATTCGCATCATCTTCAATAATGTCAATGACCAAGTCCATGCTAGCACCAACTCTAGCATAAGCTGTATCATCAGACTTGACAATATCTTGTAGTGCAGTCTTAACAATTCCAAATGCTGCCTTTGTAGCTGCCTTCTGAACACCAAGAACAGTAGCTGCCTGAGCACGATAATAGCTGCGAGCAGCTACGGCGCTTCTGAAATTGGTGTTGAACATCATGTCCCAACGAACTGCGTCAATAATCAAGCCAATGTCTCTACGACACTTAGTAACAAAACCGTCACCAAGCTCTGGGAAGTTAGCTAGAACATAATCAGTAGTTGTTTTGGCCACTGTGGTCTTAGCATCGTTTAGCGCATTACTGAACACGAATAGCTTACTTGCAACCCAATCTGTACTTGGAGTAACTACTCTTGGATCAATCGGGCAAGCATCAATGAAATCAATCACTAGATCAACTAATGAAATAATTCTAGCAGTATTACCACCAGTTGTACCTTGTACATAAGTACCTGTTATTGCTTCAGGAATAGTAGCATTACCAGCAGCAACTTTTGCTATGATAGCACTTAGATACTTGTATGCGTCTAATGTTCCTAATTTCTCGCCTGCACCTAGTACAGTACCGTTATAGTAAGCACTACCAGCTACAAATGTTTCTAAGTTTCCACCGTAGGTTAAGTCAAAGAGGAAAGCGTCAATCATATAACCTAAGTCGCGTTCACATGTATCTCTCTGAGGTCCTGATAACGCAAAGAATGGATACTCGTCGCTTCTAAAGTTTCCTCTTCCGTCACCGCTATTGGCTCCACTTTCTTGATCGATGTAGGCCAATACTTCATCAATAATAAAGTCTCTGTTCTTAGCAATGTTATTGCGAGCAGTAGCAATACTTGTTGTAAAGATATTATCTGTACCACCTGTTGGAACTGACTGCTGAACCCAATAAGTTGTTGCGGTAATTGGGTTATGATTTGTGTTGCTACCAACTAATGAGCGATAAGCAGTGCCTTTGTAGAACACAACAGCATTGGCTGCATAAGTTGTGCCACTACTCCATAATGCTAAAGTACTATAAGTTGGGTCATCATTGCCTTCTAAGAACTGTCTAATGATTTCAAAGTTAGCTTTGAGTCTTGCTTGAGCATCTGCACTGATAAGCACTGCTGCATTTTCAACAACAATACCAAGCATCAATGACTTCAAGTGTGTAATAGCTGCGTATGTAGCAATAAATTCATCACCACCAGCATAAACACGACTTGCTGCTTCGCGTGTATAGCTACGTCCAGCGATATAACTTCTAAAGCTTGTGCCAAATAGTAAGTCATAGCGTAGTGCGTCAATCATATAACCAACGTCTCTAGCACATTTTGCTTCATCAAATTGATCAAACTCTCTAGTTACAATATAATCCAATGTGTCAGAAATAATGTCTGCTTTGGCATTGTTTAAGTTAGTTAAACTAGAACTATTAGTATTACCAGTTAGTGGTGGCTTAACAATAGTAGCATTGAAAGTGTCCTCATCTGGAATACCATCATTACCGGCATCGGTAATTTCAGTTATAATGAGATCAATTAATGTTTCTGATCTACTAGTTAATGTATCATCAACAGATGCTGCAATCAAAGTCTTAAGTTTCGCATAAGCAGCCAATGTTGCTGTTTTCTCATCTGAATCTGTACCTAACTGAGATACATTACCAACAAAGTATGCACGAGCATTAATTTTGGTAGCCCAGTTGCCAAGATTACCTGCACCGCCATATAACAAGTCATATGTTAGTGCATCAATGATATAACCAACGTCACGAGTACATGCTTCTCTCTTAGCTTGTGTTAGACCTGTCCAGAATGCACCACCGTCATAGTAGTCAACACCAGCACTACCAGTTGAGCCTGTGAACCAAGCAACTAAAGCTGTCTTAATAGATGCTCTATTTGTCTGTAAATCGATTGCTGTGGCTTTTTGAGCATCAGTTGTAGTTACTATGTTATTTGTGAATACTAAGGTTGGTGCTGATGTATCATAACCACTGTCACTGATAAGGTCAATAACAGTTGTAAGATTAGCTTTCAATCTGTCCTTTACAGTACTATTAACACTGCTTACTGCCAATACCAACAACTTAGCTTTTTGTAGTGCTCTAATTGTGGCAAATCTTTGATCGATTGTTAATACATCACCAGCATCAAGTCTACGATATGATAAACCAGCTGTAACAGTTTGATAGTTACTGCCTGTCATTGCATCATAGAATACAGCATCTAAAATGTATCCTAAGTCGCGTTCACATTTGGCTGCGTCAAAATGTGTATTGTTTGCAAAATTAGACTTGTTACTGTTAACAAAGTTAATTATTTCAGTTTTAAGTACTTCTTTATCAGTTAAAATGTTGCCATCTAGTGTTACATATTCTGATCTGTCAGTGGATACCCAAGTTAGATCCGGTGTAACTACTGTTGGATTGCTGTTCTCGCCCGCGTCAACTAGGTTTCTAATTCCTAATATTAGACGCTCTGCTTCTACAGCAACATTCTCAGGAATGCCAGCATCTTGAAGAACTTCTTCGGATAGATACTTGGCTAAGAATGTATAAGCTTCATAAGTAGCAGCTACTTCAGTACCTTCGCCTTCTAGACTTTCTAGAGCACCTAGACCCGCGTAGTAAGCACGACCAGCGTTAACTGTTTCCATGTTACCACCATAGGTTAAGTCATAGCATAATGCTTCTAAGATATAACCAATGTCTTGTTCACAAGCAGTTTGTCTAGCAACACCATCTGGAGTACCAGCACCATATTCAAAGTCCTTAAATGCTGGATTAGATCCACCATCAATTTGAGCAATGATATAATCACTTACTGCTGTTGCAATAGAAGCAACATTGCTCTTGATCTCTGCAACTGCATCAAAGTAAGAGCTGCTACGGAATACTTTTCCACTTGCTCTTGGTAGAGAGTAAACACTTCCGCCAGCTAGTGGTAGTTGTGTTACTGGGATTGAACCGCCTGAAATGATGTTCTTGATTAGTTCAAAACTGGCTGTAATGCTAGCAATAGCTGTTGCGTCAGTTGTAAGAGCTGTAACTCTTCTTAGAGCAAAATCAATACCACCTAATGTTTCTGTTAGTTGATCACTAACTACCAAGCTGCTGGTTGCTCTGCGATATGATAAGCCTGCCTTGATACTGTTGTAGTTTGTACCTAATAGTAGGTCAAATAGTGCAGCATCAATGATTAGGCCAACGTCGCGAGCACAACGGCTTTGGTCATAAGTCTTATAGTTAGCTGTGATATAAGCAGTAGCTTCTTCTTTTAAGAACTCTTTGTTAGCAATAATTGACTTGGCAGCGTTGATTGCATTTGGATTAAAAGCAGCACCTTGTGGTGGAACATTTACCACTGGAGGAGCAACTTCAACACCTTTGTCAACGATGTCATATAGAATGTCAAATCTATTGTTAATTTCAGCAATGGCTGCTAGATTCTCTGTTAGAGGAGGAGCCTTACTGACTGCAACACACTTGTCTCTGATAAACTTAATAGCTTCTAGTTGTGGTCCAATTTGATAGCTTGTAACCACACCAGCTGCCTTCTGTAAGTATACACTACCTGCTGTAATACTTTGGAAGTTGCTGTTTAGTACTAAGTCATACATGACACAATCAATGATTAAGCCAACGTCACGAGCACATTTTTCTGTGTTGTATTGTAAAATATAGCTGTCAATATAATCAGCAATACGAGCTTGTAGATTTTTCTTCTGCTCTTGTAGTGTTGATCTTACATAAGCTAGTGTTTCATCACCAGCTAGGAAGTCTGGCTCAATTCTTTCTGGAACTTGTTTTACACCGCCTTTAACAATGTTAATGACTGTGTCACTTAGAATTTCTAGTGTTTGAGCAGCTTTAGCTCCAGCAGCAGCACCACGTACTTGTGGTACAGCAGTTTGAACACTGTCAACTAGAACATTGCGTGTAACATCTAAAATAATTCTGCCTAAGTAATCATAAGCCTGTTCAGAAGCATATGCGTCTGCTTCGTCTAAACTTTGAATACCAAGACCTGAGTAATAAGAAGTGCCACTGTTAATGGTTTCTGTGTTACCACCGTAAGTTAAGTCATAATAGATACCATCTAAGATATAGTCTAAATCGCGTAAGCAAGTAACACGACTATAAGTGAATGGAGTTCCATCTAAGTTACTATTAAATCCATTAACATTGCGTCTAGCTTGATCGTCAATCCAAGCAATCATTTCTGCCTTGATGAACTCACGATTGGTTTCAATTGCTGTTCTAGCATTTAGGAAACCTCTGTTAAACGAGTTAATAGGTGTACCAAGAACTGTGTTCAATCCAGTTGGCAATGGTAATGAATATGGCTTCACTGGTAAGTTACTTTCATCCTCATCATCAATAGTATTGATAACTAGATCCATTAGTTCACTAATTCTAGTGTAAATTGGACCAGTTGTGCCAGTTTCGCCACCGCCGCCACCGTCGCGAACACCAATAATACCTAGTGTACTAGTAGCTTGAGTAGCTAAAGTACGTAGTTTTGCTTTCATTTCTGTGAACAATTCTAGAGAAGCAGCTTTTTGACTGCCAGTAATAGCACTAGCTTGACTACGTAAGTAGCTTCTTGCTGCTACAATTGTCTTGAACTTGGTATTAAACGCCATGTCATAACGAACAGCATCTAAAATAAGAGAAACATCGCGCTTACACTTAGTAATATTATAGTTATTAATAGTTACGCCGCTGCCGCTGCCTAAAATATCAACTGGAGTGGTGCCTGTTCTAGTAGCACTTAAAGTAAATGTGTCAGAAGTTTTTGTTAACACATAATATTGTACATCGGCTGTTAGTCCTGTACCTGTTAGTGTGCCTTTAAATACTACAATGTCACCTACTTCTAATCCATGATTACTATCAGTAGTAATTTCATTGTTAACTGTATCAAAATCAGTAACATCTAAACCGCCTAAACGAGCTATGCTATAGCTGGTTAACTGATCCGGTAAACCAATGCGAATCACTTGATCTGCTGTGGTTGCTACTAGATTATTAGTCTTATACTTGCCTAATAGAACAGCAAAGTTTTCTAATGAACCACGAGTAGCTTCACTTGGGGCAATACCGTCAACCCAACTTAGATCTGGATAAACTTTAGCAGGATCTGCTGTAGTTGTACTGATATGATCTCTTACATTCCATGCAAGATTTCTACCAGCTTGACTGCCAACTAAACTAGCTTTAGGACCAAATACCTGAGGAACTTTCATTTGTATTGGGCTTAAATCTTGATTAAGAGCAACACCCTCTACTAAATCTCTCAAGTAGCTATATGCATCAGCTGTAGCTAATCTTTGAGCACTTGGAACTGAATTAGTAATTCCATCTGCGTTACTAGCATAATATGATGCCGCAGCATTGGTAGTTTCTGTATTTCCACCATAAGTTAAGTCATAACATACAGCATCAATAATAAAGTCAACGTCTCTTAAACAAACATTAACATTAAATTGAACATCATCATCAGTACCAAATGTAACAATTTTCTTAACTAATTCAGCTTTAAAGAACTCTCTGTTAGCATTAATTAAGTTTCTGCTATTGGCATAGTTTAGTTTGAAAGCAGCAGTGTTATAACCAGTTGGGCTCGGTAAGTCAAATGCTGGAATTGCTTCCTCGCCTTTGGCTAGAATCTTTAAGAACAATGCCATATTAGCTGTTACACGGGCTTTGGCTGTTTCATTGCCACTTGCTAGAACTAATAATTTTTCTCTTAGTAGTTCAAAAGCAGTAATTGTAGCAGGCTTTTGGCCGAGGCTAGTAAAGTCACCGTTAACAACTTGGCTGCGATAGTAGCTGCGAGCAGCTACGATTGTCTTAAAGTTACTGCCAAACATCATGTCATAACGTACAGCATCAATAACAAGCTCTACGTCACGTTGACATGTACTTACTTCATAGTCTAAATCACTATAATTCTTAGTAATGTAGTCTGTAACTGCTGTTTTGATATTTGCTCTATCATTATCCATTGCATCACTAATGTCTACTAACTCTTGTTCTACCCAAGCTAAGTCGTCTGCACTAGGAGCTGTAGCTGCACTTGGTGCAGCTTGATTAAAGATGGAATTGTAAACAATACCTACTAAAGTACGTGCAGCACTAGCAGCAGTACTACTACCAGTAATACCTTCCTTGTTTTGTAGATTTGAGTTGTCAGCAATAAGTTCTAATAACTTGGCCTTAGCAAAGTTAAATGCTGCCAATGTAGCTTGTTTCTGATCGCCGTTAACTTCTGATGCTACTTCACGACTATAACTACGTCCAGCTACAGTAGTAGCAAAGTTTGTACCAAACATCATGTCAAAGCGTAAAGCATCAACAATTATGCCAATGTCTCTACGACATTTTGCATCATCATATGTTAAATCTGGATAATTTGTGTCAATAAAAGCCGTAACAGCAGTTTGAATTGTGCTGTTATAGTTTGGCGATGTACCACTACTAGCTTCAGCATCTAACAATGTTGAAATAGTAATTAATCCACTATCTACCCAACTTGTATCTGGAAGATCTTCAGCAGCTAATGTGTCATTATTAACGTAATTACGAACGGTTGTCATTAATGTCTTAGCATGAGTTGCACCATTAAACGGACTAACATCACGCTGTTGACTAGGTGCGGTATCTCCACGCTTCTGAACAACTGTATTTCCAGTTGATACAGTTATTGCTGAGCCTTTAGAAAGACTTTCTAAGATATCAGCTAAATGAGCAAATAGAGCAACTGTGGCAGCCTTTTGACCTGCACCCAATTGTGAAGCACCAGAATAATATGCTTGTGCTGCAATTCTAGTTTGTGAATTACCACCGTAAGTCATATCATAATAAATTGCATCTAGGATATAATCAATATCACGCTTACATGTTTCTTGATTATACACGACAGCAGAATAATTTGTAGTAATATAAGCAATAGCTTCAGCTTTAACAAAGTCTCTGTTAGCTTCAATTAAGTTTCTAGCATTTAGATACCCAGAAATACTAGTACCGTCATACTTGACGCTGGCATTATCTGCACCGCCTGTTGGAAGTGGTAGTGCCCATGGTCTTGTTGGAGCAACACTCTCACCACTGTTTAGGATTCTATTAACTAGATCCATGCCAGCTGCAACTCTTTCACCAGCTACAAACTTGTTACTACTTGGTACTACATCTCTTAATTGTACCACATCTTGAATTACTTCTTTTAGTCTTTCGTAAGCAGCAACAGATTGAATGATTTCTTTAGGAATAATACTTCTTGGAGTAATAGCACCATCAAAATAACTTTGAGCTGCTGAAACTGTGTCAAGATTACCACCATATAGTAAATCATAACTCATAGCATCAATTAAGTAACCAACGTCACGCTTACACTTATCTCTATTGTAAGCGTAATTAGCATCAACAAATGCAGTTACCGCAGTTTGAATAGATGTACTAGCATCGCTCATTGCATCACTTAATGTGGTCAAACTAGCAGCAACCCAATCTGTAGGTGCAAGAGTTGTAGCGCTAGTATCGCCACCAATAACAGCAGCAATACGATCAGCTAGAGCAGCAACTCTAGCCTTAGGTCCTACACCAATAACTGCGTCTGCTAGTTCATCGGCTAATATTCCATAAGCATCAATTGTAACTTGCAAGTCACCGGAAACTAATACAGAATCGCCTGTAACTCCGCTTCTATAAGCACGAGCAGCAATATCACTCTGCATTGTTCCGCCGTATGTTAAATCATAACAAATAGCATCAATGATAAATCTTAAATCTCTTTGACAATTAGCTTGTTGCGCTGGGCCATAGATAAATCCGTCGCCGGCATAATCATCATTATTATAAGCATCAAGAACCCATTGATTAACGGTACTAACAAGACTTTCCTTAGCAGTTTGAATATCATCTCTAGCATCTAGATAAGCCTGAGTATATGCATTTGGTGTGCCAACAGTTTCATCTGTTGGAACTGGCCACACAATTACTGGAGCAGCGGTTAAGCCTCTGTCAATAATTGCTAGAATAGCATCCATACAAGATGTTACAGTGGCTTTAGCTGTGACATTGCTGCCAACAACTAATAATAGTTTTGTTTTTAATAATTCAAATGCTGCTAGAGTGGCCACTTTTTGGTCATCTCTTACAACACTTGCTTGGGCTCTCCAGTAACTACGTCCAGCCGTGATACTTTGGAAATTGCCGCCAAACATCATGTCATAACGTACAGCATCAATAATTAAACCAACGTCACGAGCACATGTATCTCTGTCATAACCAAATACTACATAGTTTGTATTGACATAATCAACAATTGCATCTTTTACAGCTACTTTTTCATCTTGTAGAACTCTATATTGTGCTACTAGAGCAGGATCAACCCACTTAGTGTTTGGCTGAGAAACAGTGCCTGCAATTGTAAGAGCACCGTCAGTTGCATTGCCCTCATTAATATATAATCTAATTAAATTAACTAGAGCAACCATATCAGCAGCAGCTTGTGAACTGCCATCGCTGCCAGTTGGGCTTCTTAACTGTACTGTGGTATTGCCTGCTGTTCTTGTCACTGCTGAATCAACAGCAATTAATGCTAATACATCTTTCAAGTATTCATAAGCATTTAATGTAGCGGTAACTTCATCAGCATTGCTACCACTTGGGTCTAACTGACTTAGTGCGCCAACAAAGTAACTACGTGCAGCAACTTCAGACTCTAATGTACCGCCATAAGTGATATCATAGTATACAGCATCTAGAATTAGATTTAAATCACGCTCACATTTAACTTCGTCATAACCTAATGGAGCATCAAATGGATAATCTGAATTACCGCCTGCACTGATAAATGCTAATACTTCACTGACAATAAACTCTCTGTTCTTTTCAACTAGGTCTCTTGCTCTCTTATAACCAACATCACGTCCGCTTGTTGGGAATGGAATAATATACTTTGGAACATCTGCACCATTGCTTTGAACGATGTCAATAATGATGTCCATACCTCTTTGAATACTGTTAACTGCTAGTGTGTTTAATTTTACTGATTCAGCAAGCACTTTCTTAAGTTGCTTGAATGCACCAATTGTAGCTAACTTTTGATTTTTAACTACTTTAGCAGCATCAACTCTTTGATAGCTACGACCAGCTGTAATAGCACGGAAGTTTGATCCAAACATTAAGTCCCAACCTAGTGCATCAATAATTAAACCAACGTCACGAGCACATTTTTCTCTGTCATAATCCATTAGAGTAAAGTTGGCATCAACATAATCAGCAATTTCTTCTTTGATAAAGTTGATATTATTTCTTAGGATTGTTACAGCCTGTTTACGCTCAATATCTTCCTCACTGTTTCTTAGTGGTAGAGGATATGTAATTGCAGGAGCTGTTGCAAAAGGATCGTCAACAGTGCCATTCTTAATAATATCTAATAAAATATCAAATCTTGTGGCAATTGCTGTCTTGGCAGCTGGAGTAACCACACGCTCTAATGTTAATACTTTAGTAGCTTCTAGTGCAGCAATTGTTTGGACCTTCTGTGGTCCAATAACATCACTAGCATAAGCACGGAAGTAACTAGCAGCAGCAGTAATTGTCTTATAGTTGCTGTCAAATATCATGTCACTTAGAATAGCATCTAGGATTAACCCAACGTCTCTGTAGCACTTTGGCTTGTTGAAACTGAAGTTATCAAAGAAACTGTTAGCCATGAACTTAATTGTTTCTGTTTTGATATCTTCTTTAGCTGCTAATACTGCATCTCTAATAGCTTTAAGTGATGCTGGCTGATAAGTTGTCACTGGATAACCAGTTGTAGTTGTACCTAATGTTAGTTCAGTTGCCTTGCTAACACGAGCAAACTGTGTATCACCATCACTGATTTCATACCAATTAATATTGATGTAAGCTTTTAATTCAGCTTGAATAAATTCTTTGTTAGCCATTAATAAGTCAAATGCTCTGATCTTATTGATATCAGTGGTAGGTGTTAAGCTAATAGCTTGTCTTGCTCTTTGTACTGAATCCTCAGCATTGTTTGGGCCTTCACGAAGAATTTCAACAATTACATCGATTAGGTTATTAATAGCACTGCATTCTGCCGCTGTGGCTGCTGGCATATCAGCTGTAGCTAATCTTTGTGGAATAGCACCTTGCCATGGGTTTGGAGTTGGCTTAGATGTAATTACATCTGCTAATAGCTCTTTCAAATATAGATAAGCATTAATTGTTTGCTTATTTTGTTTTGGTAGTACAGATGTCAATACATTTGATTTGTCATTGAAACCATAGTAGTAGATACCTGCCTGTACAATTTGACGATTGCCGCCGTGAGTGATGTCAAAACAAATACTATCAATAATGTAACCAATATCACGAGCACATTTAACTCTATCATAGGCAAATGCTGGATATGTATTGGTTAGGTACGCAATAACTTCAGCTTTGATAAATGCCTTGTTGGCCTGTAGTGTATCATAAGCATCATCTAAATCTTCGTCATCTAACTTAGCACCATTTGACTGAATAAAATCACTGGTAGCTACAATTTCTTTTTCAATCTGTTTTAAGAATAGTTGGAATAGTCCACCTAGTCTGTTAACTTGAGTTTGATTTGTTGCAACTAGATCAGCGCCGTCAAGTGCAAAAACTTGATCTTCGCTTAGACCACTGCTTTGAATTACATCTAAAATTACCACACGTTGGCTTAGTAGTTGTACACGACCATAAGCGTCAACTGTAGCAGGGAATTCAAACTCAGCAAGTTGTCTTGTACCATTAGCATAGCTATAATATCTCTTGGCTGCATCAAGTGTTTCAGCATTGCCACCATAAGCTAAGTCATAGCAAATACCATCAAGGGTATATCCAATGTCTCTAGCACAAACAGTTTCAGAATAACTTGTTCTTAATGATGGATAGTTATCATTAATATACTGAATTACTGATGCTTTGATAAAATCTTTGTTAGCTTGTAAGTTTACAACAAGATTATTAACATCAGTGTTAGTATCCTGATAAGTTGTATATCTTAAAACTTCAGCGTTCAATGATGAGCTAACACCTGCTCCACTAGCATCTGTTAATGCATCGGTGATAATTTTGAAATTAGCAGTGGCGTACCCAGCAAAAGTAGCATCTTCAGTCAATAGTGCAATAACTTTGTCACGAACAAATTTAATAGCTTCAATTGTGGCTGTTTTTGTTTCTGCTGGAATAACTAAACCATTAGTAATGCTTAGATATGTTCTGGCTGCCTTAACTGTTAGATAATTTGTATTAAATACCGCATCATTAATTACAGCATCAATAATTAAACCAACGTCTCTAGAACATTTGCTTTGAACATATTTTAAGCTTGGGAATGTTCTGTTAATGAAAGCAATTGTTTGATCTTGAATTTCGGCTTTACGATCTAATACTTGTTCTCTTAAAAATTTATATTCAGGTTCTGCCAAATCATAATCAGCAGTAATTATAACTTTTGGACTGATTGGGCCATTTTTAACAATTTTACTGATGATACTGAATTCGTCATTGATTAATCTTTGTGCCGAAGGTACAAGTGCTACACTTGGTGAAACTGGAGATTCACTACTTAAAGGTGTATAAGCATCTTTATTAATAATCTTTTTAATAACCTTCTGAGCAAAATCAATTGCTGCTACAGTTTCTTCACCTTGATCTTCAATTTCAATAATGTCTTTGGCCCAATAACGTAGACCAGCAAATGTACTTTGTGTTGTGCCTTCGTGTAATAGGTCAAATGCTAAACTATCTACTACTAGACCATTGTCTCTATTACATGTAGCTTGATTATAGTTGGCAAATAATACACCGTCACCAATGTTTGGACGCTTGGCTAAATTCTTAAATGTGATTTGACGTCCACTTGACTTCTTAACAACACCACGATATAAAATTTCACTAGCACCACGACTTACTAGTCCATAATTACCAAATGAGCTGTTTGATAAGTTAACTGAGCAGAAACCACCGCTTTCACATAGGAAAGAAATATCGCAACAAATTGTAAAGATGGAAACTAACTGTGTGTTTCCTCTGTTCAACATGTGAATACCAACACCACCTTGGTTGTACTGTGTGAACGCATCGCAAACCATTGAACGTAGTCCAGTAGTTACAGCACCGTCAACACGCATACCTGTACCAGTTGTTGTGATACTAGTTACCGCTTGGGTATATGGGGAAGTTACAATTTCACCAGCACTACCGTCTGGAGGGAAACAGACCGCTGCTGAAGGAGCAATGTGTCCTTTGAAATTCATACAGAAAATATAAGCACCGTTGTAAACCCAGAAAATGTCCTTTGTTGGGTTCTTTGGACGAACTGTGGTATTACGTAAGTTGTCACCAACAACTGAAACACGAGCAGGAACTCTTAGCGGATTATCTTCGATATATTCTCCGCTTTTCAAAAATATGGTTGTACCAGGGGTCGCAATGCTTAATGCCTTTTTTAGGCTTGCAAAACTCTCCCCTAATGTTTTACCACTGTTACTGTCATCACCACCTTTACTAACATATAGTACATTAGGTACTGCTGTCGCGCCGATTTCAACAATCTTCTGGATTGCTGCTAAACCACCTGGTGGTTTAAATTCTTGTTTAGTAAACAGTTTGCCGTCGGCACTGTTAATGGCTAATTCGCCTAGGTCTAGTGCATCTAGTGATGGTACTTTTCCTGGTACATCACTGCGTTTAAATCTGATATTAGTGCTCATCTAATTTCCCTTTTGAATTTAATGAATAAGTTTCATGTAACTTCTTTATTTACCAAAAAAAGTTAAAATTACTGCTTATTAATACTCCCCACAATCGATAACTGTATCAACAAGTTTACCTGCTTTTAGTTCACCTTCCACAGCTAAACTTTTATTAATCTGTGTATCACCTTCTACTACTAATTCTCTCTGTACTGATGTCGAACCCTGCACATTTAATGATTGGCTTACATCTGTACTGCCTGTTACATATAGACTGTTATTAACGTCTACAATTCCTTCCACAGTTAATCTACTATTAACTGTGGTATCACCCTCTACGGTTAATTCTTTTTGTACATTGGTCACACCGTCAACAGTTAAATTATTGTTGACATTAGTGTCACCTTCATCGCTACCAATTTGAACATTAGTTGCATCACCAGCAAAATTCACTGTAGTTGCTGTTTCATTGGCCAAGTTAAACACACTTGTACTAACTGTTAAATCACCACCGTCAATGTTGACATCACCATCAACATCTAAATTATTGTTTACATTAGTAATACCTTCGCTACTACCAATTTGAACGTCTATTGCATCACCAGCAAAATTCACTGTAGTTGCTGTTTCATTGGCCAAGTTAAACACACTTGTGCTAACGGTTAAATCACCACCATCAATGTTGACATCACCATCAACATCTAAATTATTGTTTACATTGGTGATACCTTCGCTACTACCAATTTGAATATCTGTTGCGGCACCTGCAAAGTTAATTGTGGTAGCATTATTATTAGCTAGATTAAACACTGCGGTACTCACCGTCAAATCACCACCATCAATATTGACATCGCCATCGACATCTAAATTATTGTTTACATTGGTAGTACCTGTGCTACTACCAATCTGAATATCTGTTGCACCACCAGCAAAATTTACTGTGGTTGCTATATTATTAACTAGATTTACTGTACTAGTAACAGTATCCAATGTGGATTGCCCTTGACCGTTTGTACCTAACTTAATATTACCAAGTACTTCTAAATCCGAATCAAGTTTAGTATAACTGGTTAATTCAATTATACCTGATCCATTAGCCGACAATATAATACTGCCATTAGTTTTAAAATTACTAATAGTATAGTTTTCGATTGAAATGTCACCAACATAGATTTTTTGTTGGAAAGTAGAACGCCATCTTTTATCTGAAGATCCTAAATCATATCTATCTGTGATATTTGGTAATACATCACTATTGATGTCGGCATTAAAAACAATATTATCAGTATTGGCATCACCTAGGGTTAAGTCGCCGTCAGCTGTAATCGCTCCTGTGGCGTGTAAATTACCAGTGATTAAAACGTCATTGTCAATTTTAATTTTATCAATAGGTGTAGCGCCACGGAGATATAAATCCCCTATAACACTTTTAATAATATTATTTTCCACATATACATCGCCTACTTCGGCAGTAGTGCCTAATATATGTGTACTTCTTGTAGTACCGTTAACATCTAATGTATAGGATGGATTTTGAGTCTTAATGCCAACCTTGTGGTTGTCCCCGTCCTCAGCGCTGACTAGCAGATAAAGTAGGTCATTCTCAAAGCGTAAATTTACTCCATCACGAAGTAAATTATCCTTTAAGAGCTGCCCTGAAATACGACCAATGGCCATACCGCTCCCCTATACCCCGTGTTTCACGGTTAACCGAATTCACATCCCTTTCGGGCTCTTTGCTGGTTTACCACAGTAAAATAGACCAACCAAGAACTACCTCGGCTGTTCAAAATTATTTATCAGATTTCAAAGATATATTAGTCAAATCCGTGAAGAACGGTGACAGTTTTGCCAGCTGGGACCGGGCTAGAAAACTCAAGATAAATGCCTTGGGCATAAATTTTACCTGGCTGGCCTACAAATCCTGTGCTTTCAACTAAATCATAATTAGTGATAGGAATTTGTGGAACGTTTTCTATATAGACTAATATATTACGTGGTCCAACAGGTGCCTGATTGGCTTGTCCTTTTAAAGGTCCGAAATGTATTTCCGTACCATCGACATAGGTAATGCCTGTTATCGGATCTGCCGGTGTTGGTATAAATGATTGCTGGACGATAGCCAAGGGAGTTTTTGTTTTTAATTGATACCATATACCTTGTTGTAATACTTCAAGAGCATCTAAACTTAAATTATATCTTAATAGACCATTTTGAGCATAAGGTAAATTTGGTCTTTGATTCTCCGGAGTGCCTGGGGCAAAATTCGGATCGCCTGTACCCGTTGGTAAACGCAAACTAACCACGGAATCCATAATGAGCTGTTGGTCAGTTCTATAGATAAAAGATTTATCTTTTGCCTTTTTATTGTTTATTTTATAAGTTTTAAGGAACTTCATTAAGCAACCCTAACATAACTTACAGTACAACTAATGCTGCCGCCAGTAATAGTGGCCTGAATAGAATCCCCTGAATCTAAAATAATTTTTTCTGTATCAAAAGTAAAAGTATCACCCGAGGTTATTAATAAATCTTGTATAATTTTATTAAGATTACTGGGAGTATCACCACTTGCAACAATATAAACCTGTAAGACACTATCTGTAACTGCTGTACTACAATAAAACATACTGGTCACAGCATATTGCTGATTTTGAGCAACTGTTAATATTGGTCGAATTGTGCCGTCAAGTACCGTACTTTTTACAGTCATTATTATTCCTTAAAATATCAATCCATAAACTAATGCTTTAGTAGCACTGATAAGTTCACCTGAGGAAACAGTATCACCTGCAGACGCCTGTTTTATATAAAAAATTCCAGTGCCCCCAGTTTTTTCCTCTTGCCTAGTATATATCAAAGTACGACCATCTATAAGATCTGGATTTATTTGTGTATCTGGTAATTGTTTAAAAGATAGTTGGGACTCGATATTTACCAACCCGTCTTCCGGTGCTATTTTAAATATGTTGCCTGATTCTAAACTGGTATTTTCTGTACTAATTCCTGTTCCATTGATTCTTACCCTAGGAGCAGTTGACGGAGCATTATCACCTACTAACAATCCATCATTATCAACAATTGTTTTTATTTTTTTGTTTGTACTTTGTAAATCTGACACAGAAAATTCTAGTCTAGTATAGGCATCCCCTGCTTGAAAATCCAAAGATTGAATTCCTGTACCAGTTTGTCTAAATACTCCTGGACTTAGAGTTTGATAACGATATAATTTTTCAATAAGAGCATTACCTGCTTCAGCAGCCACGTACTTTTGCAAAAAATCAAGATTGGGAATACTATTAATATGACCTACTCGAGATTTATAATCCTTACTGCCCGAAGGATCTACCATTAATACACCATCATCCCCCAGATCGAAATTTAAATTATTGCCGTCAGTCTTAATGCTATTAATTTTTAATCCGATGAGATTGCCGTTGGTATTTTTTAAAACATATGTTCCGTTGACCGTTTCACCATGTAGACCTAAAGAAGGATTAAAATGTTGAATTGTTTCATCAAAAAAGAATTGAACATCAGGCAACGTGCCTCTTTCGATCATAATACCAGCTTGACGATCAGGGTGAGTTATACCAGCACCGGATTCATTTTTGTTTAGTACAATAATATTATCTTCAATTCTAAGATCTGCTACATCAAAATAAGTTGTATTACCTTTGACGAACAAATCACCGGTGATGGTAACTTTACCCTGTGACTCACCGGTGTCCAGCTTGATCTCACTACCAGACTTTGTTATGATCTTGTAGCCACCATCCTGAATTCTTAGAACTTTTGACATATTAAGTTGTTGGTGTTAATACAATAAAATCGCCTGTGCTATCTTGATAATTGCTCAAATACCATGTATATGTATTTGAACTAAAATCAGTGGCCAATCTCTTGGTCAATTTGGCAATGGCCTTTGACCCTGCTGATGGTGTAGCACCTGGTGTAGGTGTTTTTCCACTATCAGTGGAACCTGTGATTAAAATATCACCGTTATTGACCACACTTGCAGCTAATACGCCAGTTTGAAATGTTGTGCCATCTCTTGTGACAACATACGTTTTAGCACCACGCTGTTTGACAATATAGTAGTCAGTATTGACTGTGCCGCCAAATTTACCTACTACTCTAATACCTGCATCACCGGTGAATGTGCCAATTACTTTGACACCGTTAATATCTTTACTTAGTGGACGTCCCATTTTTTTCTCCTGTTAATGGCGTTCTAGGCCTACGGGGCGGGAACCCCATAATATATCTAGACAATTTATTTATCAATACTGTCTAGTTAGATGTTTGCCGTCCGTATGATATATTGTGGGGGGATGACCTAGTGGACCATAAAGAGCACCTATTAAAGGGCTGGCATGTAAGTATTCTTCTAAACCATATGCACCACCAAACCCCATGTAATGAGTATGTTTGGTAGCTTCATCTAACCAACGTTGTCTATTAATAATATGAGGATTATTACCCAATAATGGAGTAGTGCAGAAATCAAAAACTTTACCTTTGACTGGCAACAATCCCGTATCCATTTCCATGGATATGTTGCCTTGTGGCCTACGATTAAATCTCAAATGTAAAATATTGTCCTTACGCATGCCATCTATAAGTTGCGGCAATGTATGGTGAATATTTTCAGCAATGAAATCCCAATCATGTTCTAACATAATTAAAAATTCAGAATTACTAGTTTTAGCTGCTAAATGATATCCGTGACTAAGTCCGCCAACTTCATGATTGACTATGGGAAATATTTTTTTTAAATTATTAATATATTCCTCTGATGCTTCCACATTGGGATTGCGATCGCACCAAATTGTAGTTTTAACTTTATATTTGAAAGTATCCATAAATGACTTATAGGTATTTTCAATATGCCTTGTTGATGGGGCATGTACTGTGGAGTTAGTAAAAATATGTAGTTCGATTATCATGCAACTATTTATTCAGTCATAAAAAAGGCACTACGAATAGTGCCTTTTAAAAGTTACTCTAAAATAACTAATGCAGATTAGCTAAACTTAACGTTTCCGCTATTAATAGCTACCTTACCTAGGTAGTCTGCTGCGTTACCAAGAGAACTTGCTGTATTACTTAATTCAACATATCCGTAACGTGTCATAAAGCTTACGACTGGTTCGAATGTTGTTGGATCTAGTACAACACCACTGCTCATTAATGGAACGTATGGGCAGTAGAATGCTGCTGCATCGCTTTCGCTAGTACCTTTGTATCCAATAAGGATATCAGCGGTATCTTGAGCATATGTGTTAACATAAATCTTCATTGCGCCGTTTAGTGTACCAACAAACTTGGTGTTTGTTGGAGCTTCGAATGTACCTTCAGTGGTACGTGCAAAAGCTGATGTTGTTGCGCTTTGTAGAATTGTTAGTGTAAATGGACTTACAACTGCCCAGTTACCAGCGCCACGACGTGTACGCTGTGCAATGATGTTTGCAACACGGTTGATTTGAACTGCTAGAGCAGCATGTTCGTCACCAACGAATGTGGCTGTACCACTGACCTGTGCTTGGTTGTATGTCAACGCTGCTGTACCTGCCAAGCTGTTTAGGCTTGCTAGGATCTCTTGGTCAATCTCAGCAGTAATTTCTTGTGCTAGAGCTGCCATGATTTCAGCTTCGATGTCAATACCTTGTTGGGCTTGTGCGTCTTGAGCTGCCTCAAATGTCCAACGAGCTGATAGCTTACGTGTCTTAGCTTCAACTGTTTGCTTGAGGATTTGAATGCTCATACGCTTTCCAGCTACGCCTTCAAGAGCTGCTGTACTTGCAGCCTTACCAGTGCTAGCACCGGAATACTGCTCAGCAATCTTGAATGGGCTTAGTGCCTCTTCACCTGCTGTTACACCAACGATACTGCCGTCTTGACTGCCGGCAACACTGTCGCTATAACGAACACGTAGAGTATGGATTTGGCCAACTGGTCCAGTCATTGGTTGAACGCCTAGTAACTCGTTAGCGATAACGGTTGGCATAACACGACGGATTACTGGAAGAATCACGCGGTTTAGTGTTGCTACGTTGCCAGCAGATGTGCCACCAGCTGTTGCGCTCTCTGCGAGATACTTACGTGTATTCTCTAAAGTAACACCCATCACTGATTTCTTTGTACCTTGAAGACCTTCTAGTAGGGCCTCTTTGGTCTCCTGCCAACGACTTGTTAGTAGTTGTGACATTATATAATCTCCTTAATTATAGTCCAGCCAGGCGACGGATATCAACGATGTTACTATCGGGCTCGCTGCTGATTGTTGTTGTTGTTTCTCTGGTAACCTTGTTACCGGTAATTTCTTTTGCCTCTACAAGTGCCTGTCTTCTTTTTGGAGCACCGCCACCGTCGATAACGGTTGGCAAATACTTGTTAAAACTTTCATTCAATCTCTGAGTTTGAACAGTTTCCAAAAGCTCGCTCATAATTCCCTTTTGGTCTGAGTTCAATGGAGCCAATAGCTCACTCATGATTGCCTTTCTTTGAATGCTTTCTTTTAGTACACGAATTTCTGTCTGCTTGCTTTCAATGACCTTTTGAGCCTTTGATAGTACAGTGTGTGCTTCAGCAATCTCATAGTCCTTTTTATTAACGACTTTAAGTAATTTACTTGTTTCTGATTTCTCATTCAAGTAGCTGGATTGATATTCATTACTAAACGCTTCAAATATTCTACGTCCAAAATCTGCCTTTCTTGCTGCTTCAATATCTTCTTTTAGTTGTACTAATTCTCTATTCAAGTTCTTAGTGACTAAACCTTCAACCATTACGGCAGCACGTTTGACAAATTGTTTCTTCATCTGATCTAATGCAATACGACCTTCCTTGATCAACTTGACCTTGGTAGCTGCTAGATCTTTCTTATCTGCATAAAATTCTGCAATTTCATTAGCGAGCGCTTCAACTACAAATTCCTCTAACTTGAAAAATTTGCCTGCCATAACTTTTTGGTCTTCATGCAATTCTTTCACTTCGCCAGCTAAACTTCTAAGAACGAATTCTTTTAATTTTGCACTGTCTTGTTTCATTTTAACTGCATACTTGGCCTTAGCTTCGGCAAGTTGAGCACGGTCTTCAGCAAATTCAGCAATCTCAGGAGCCAATTGATCACCGATCATACGATCGATAGCTTCAACCATAACCTGACGATCATGCTCATAACGTTGACTGAATTCTTCTCTTAATTGTTGAGTTACTTGCTCACGATTCTCGGCAATGCGAGCCTCCCAAGCCTCTTCAATTTGAGCCTTAACACTTTCGCTAACCACATTGTTTTCAAATAAGCCTTTCAATACGTCCAACATGTGATTCTCCTTTTAGTGGAGTTTGTTTATTATTTCTAATAAACTCTCTTTGATGTATTTTTGTGCTTTCGAATCACCCTTGACCTCTTTCGCTATGCGCAAAGCATTATAACCACCTCTGGCATTCATAATGTGTTCATAAATTGGTGTAGGATATGCTCCAGGAGCACTAGGTTGAGCCACCACATCTACTGTAATGATCTCAAAATCGCTGACTTTGCCAGTGCCATCACCGCTGACGTTGCCAGAACCTCTGCTAGACACTCCCAACTTGACTCCACTTTCCAACATAGTACGCACTAGTTGGCCCATGGGTGTTGGCAATATCTTGAATTTTCCATAACCATTTGGACCGTCCATCCACATTTCAGTAATCATGTGTGACACACGGTCCAAATTGATCTTTAAGTCATCTGGATGATCTACTTCGCCCAAAACGCTATATCCGCCTGTAATTTGATCATTCAAAGTTTTGACAGCTCTTTCAATTTCATCTACAGGATATACTCTCTGGTTGGCATTTTTGATGCCTCCCTGAATGCAGATACCCTTCATGTAAAGGTTTTTGCCGTCTTGGCCGTCAGATTCGACCACCATGCGGGCTTGGTCGAAACTGAGATTTTCACGTAAGTAGTTCATCTATATGTTTACTTTGCTCTTCCTGGAGCGCCATTGATTGGACTGTCAGCACTTCTGTCACCATTGTCACCTGTGCTCTTCTTCTCAGCCCCATGTCCTGGCTCTTTCTTCTTAAATGCTGTCTTACCAGCCTTTCCGCCTGGAACATTAATGTTTCCACCATCTTGTAGCTGTGGCTTGCTGCCTTTGAATACACCAGTGCCTTTCAATTGTCCTTGATTAGCAAATGTTGGAGTCTCTGTACCGCCTTGATTTAAATTCTTAGCTGTACCGCCCATGTCATTCTTACCAGCTACGATTGACTTGGTGTTTACACCGTCGTCACCCATTTTTCCAAAGCTAGTATAGTCTTTACCACCGCCAACTTTTTCTACATACTCGCGAATAAAGTCTTCGTCAGTCTGTTCATCATCTGATTCTTCCTCTTCTTCATCTTCGTCACGCTTCTCGAAGTACATGCTCTCTTCTTCGCCTTCCTCTTCTTCCTCTTCGCCACCGAACTCGTCGCCGCCCATGTCATCGCCGCCGAACTCGCCTTCTTCACCTTCTTCATTGCCCATTAAGCTTTCAAACTCATCCTTAAGGGCCTCTAATTCTGCTTCTAGGTCGTCTAAACGATCGCCTAATTCTTCTTCGCCGCCCATGCCCATGTCGTCATCGCCGCCGAACTCATCACCACCCATGTCGTCACCACCGAACTCATCACCGCCCATGTCGTCATCGGATTCAACATCGCCTAACATGTCATCGGTTTCGTCACCGCCCATGGCTTCTTCTTCAGGCATACCGCCCATCATGTCCATGCCTTCTTCTGTTTCCTCTTCTTCAAAATCATCAGCTAGTAGATTCTCATAAATCTCACGGGATTTAGCTACTACGATGTCATGAAATAATTCACGTGCTTTGGCCTCATTGTCATTGATAAGGTGCTCAAGCATCTGCTCGAATTTTGAACGATCTGTCATTTTGTTCTCCTATAGGTAATGAGCTGTCAAGTATATTTACATATAACTGTAAAAATTGGTTGATAATGGTGTAATTTTAACGTATTTTTTCCCAGTCTTTGATAAGATCCTTAAAATCTTTAAAAAGTACACTTTTATAGTTGGGATATTTCCAATTAGTCTCGTAAAAATTTTCCACATTAACTCTAAAATAATTTATATTAGGGTTAGTTTTAATAATTGTTTCTGTTTGTTTTAGCCAGTTACCGTTGTAAGTTGCAGGGTCTTTACTATTTTTATAATTAAAAGTATTAGCATATACATTGTTTAATTTGCCATTAAGGCCTGAATAATCAAAACCAAAAATATAGACCTCATGAGGGTCGTGGCTAGTAGCTAAATTCAATGCTGTGGGTCCACTACTCCAACCTAAATTAGGCTCAAAGTAGTTAAACTTTTCAAAATTTTTATATTTTATATTATAGTTTGTCCAGACTGAACTATTCTTTTGATAACCAGCTTGATTGATTTCTTCAACCATCTTGGTGTCTACTGCCACAAGATAATCTGGCCTGTAATCCCTATATACAGCATTACAGGCATAGATAGCTCCGTATGGCTTAACTTCATCAAAGTCTATATTCAATCGTGTTCGGCCATTGCCAAACACAAAACTTCTTTTCATAGAGGTTTACGTCTGCACATCCAAACAACAGACTGAAATTCCTCTTGCATATAAGGAACACAATTATTTCTATCTAATGCTTCCTGTACATCTTCAAAAGTAATTTCACACCATAGCCATTCATTGGGGGCTTTGATATGAGTTTCAAAATACTCTTTGGTTTCACTATAATCATGGGCCATAATATAATCACCTGGCTTGAGCAAATCTGCTAGCAAATTAACTTCATTGATTTTATTACCACCGTCACACATTAATACTGTAGTACCTGGACGTTGAATAGCATTTTTAATTTCGTCATAGTTACTTTCTTTAATGGTTTTATAATCATCATTGAACAAATTACAACAACGTACAATAATGCCATCATCCCTTAATTGTTGAAATTGACCTAAATTAATCACATCATAGGTAGTGTATGAATATGTATAATTTAAATTCTTTAACACATTATTAAGAGCCAATGCTGTACCGCCTTGGCCAGTGCCAACCTCTACAACGTTTGCTGGTTTTACCTGTGCAAAAAACTTTTCAAAAACAGGTATAAAATTTCTATGCTGCTGGCTAATCAAGCCATATAAACTGAGATTCCAATCCATCTTTAATCCTTTATAATTTAAGCTGCTGGTGCTGCAGGTTCGGCGCCATACATACTTTGTACAAATGTCAAATCTTCTTCCATTTCTAAAATATGTGCTTCCGAACTCTTCCTTAAATCATTTATCTGTTTTAAAGTTAGTCTGGTTTTTCTTGTGTCACTACGCAGTAATTCCGACACATCACGGGCCGCATCGAATCTAAAATCGTTGCTGACTTTTTGTGTTTCAGGATTAAGATAGAATAATTCTCTTAAGATCATATATCTATTTATTAAACTGGAGGGGCCGCTGCTGGTGCTGTTGCACCCATACCTGTATCAACGCCTGGCGGCATACCTCCGGCAGCCTGGGCCATATCTTCTGGAGCACTAGTATCACTGGTCAATTCTAGATCACTGTCTATGCCAGCAGCACTAATGCCTGTGCTGCGTAATTCTCCGCTGGCATCAGTGCCACTTACAGAACTCATGCCCTTCTCTTGCTTCCATAAGTTTTCGTTTTCTGCCATCTCTTCTTCGCTGAGCCCTAGGAATCTCTTCAAGGCAAAACGCTTACTGATATAAGGCACAGCCTGTATAGTGTTAAATGTGTTGATTCTCTGCCCGTCAACTTCAGCTTGACGATAACTGGCAAAGTTCTGTGGTGGTTGGAATCTTATTTCAAATAAACTACTGTCAATATTAGTACCTTGAACATGTAGATAACGCTTAAATTCCTCATCAAACACACTGGATATGAGACTTTGCAATCTCATACAATAGTTATTGAAACGTAACTCTTGAATATAAGCAGTACCTACTCTTCCGTCGTTATACTGTGCCTGGCTGTCGTCCGCACCAGTAGGTAGGTAACTGCTAGGAATCCTTAGAGCTCTAAAAAGTTTATTCGTAAAGTATTTAAGGTCATCAATTTCACCTAAGTTTGTACCGCCAGGTAAAGTTTCAACTTTACTGCCTCGGCCACCTTCAGTTTGAGGGAAGAAATAATCTTCGTTAATACTTAATGGATTGTAGGCACTGTCGATCACATTCATTCCGCCCCCACTTTGACTAGGAATGCGACGCTGATGTATTTCATTCTTAACACGTTCCACAAAACTCATGGCCATGTGACTGGGCATGTTGCCTACATCAATGTAAAATATTCTACGCTCTGGAGCACGTTGTATACGATAGATTAGAATAGCATCTTCTAATAGTTCTTTTTGTTTGTATACTTTAAACACTTGTTCTAATAAACTATTGCCGAATGGATAATTATTATCTAACCCTTCGCTCAAACTTAAATGTATTACATGGGCAGCATCAATGGCCATTTCATTTTCACCAATATGGAATCTATCTCCATATTGTGTAGGGTACGCACCTGTTGCTCCTCTAGCTTGGCCGCCGCCAGCCACATAATTACTACCTCTATTATTAGTTTGATTAGGACTAGTCTGTATTTGAGTGGCTACTAAATTTTGAAAATTAGGTGCCAAATCACGGACCACATACTGTTCAGGCTTTTTGCCTTCACTTTCATTAACAATAACTTTGACTAATTTGCTAGGATCTACATAAAACCATTTTTGTGTTTCTGGATCTCTAATAAAAAATGCATCGCCATACTTGAAAGTATTACGGACCATGCGAAAAAATCTTGTGTCAAACTGTTGTAGTTTAAACCACTGTTGAAGATATTCTCTTAGAACACGGATTTCTGTATTTGTGGCCTTGTCTTTAAAACTAAGATGAAAGGTTGTGTTATTTTCTTTATTTTTCTGTGTGCAAAATTCTGCCAGAATATCTAATGCTGCATTGACCTCTGGATCCATGTCCATGGTATCATACTGCATATAACGTTCTATTCTATTGGGACTACCCACATAGATATCTGGCAAATAACTGCTGTAATTACTACGTGCAGGTCCGGCTTTACTGCCGTTATTGCTCATGGGACTAACTGTGCCAGTTTGATTGTTAACCGATACGGGACTGAAATATCTACGCCAACTCATTATCTTGCCCCAAATAGATTACCACTGGCAATACTTTTTGTAGCTTGAATTTGTTTAGACGATATATCCTCAGTTTTCTTTATAAGAGCATTCATGGTAGTATTTAACAACTCTAGTTTCTTTACTACATCGTCTAGGTTCGATTTTTGTTCCTTTGCACCATCCTTAGCAGACGGTGTTTTAGCAGATTCATCAACCGGAGTGTATTCTTCTCCAGTTTCTGGATTAATCTTTTTGCCTGGACTTGGTTCTTTTTTAGGTTCTTCTTTTTTAAGACTTTCAGCTTTACTTCTAATCACCGGCATTCCGTTAGCATCTATACTGATGTCACTAAATTTAGTATTTTTGGCCTTGTTTGTGGTCTCTGCTTTTATATCGGCCTTAATTCTTTCTGTGGGATCTTCTTTATTTTCACTATACTTTTCGTCTTTGCCCAAGTTTGCCAACATATTCTCGCCCATTTTTTCCAAGTCAACATCACTTGTAGGCAAGGAATCTTTTATGTCAGCCATGATTTTTTCTGCGGAATTGTCTGCAGATTTTTCACCAAGATCCATGTTCTCTAAAAGCTGCCCTCCTATAACTTCATCAAAATTACTGCCGAATTCGTCTACACTATTAGTCATTACTTCATCAAAATTATCGCCTACATTTTCCATTATACTGGATAATTCTTGTTTGATGTCAGCAGATACTTTTTCAGTTGCTGCTACCTGTGCCTCAGCTGATTTTGTAACAATACCTTTCTTTTCATTTTCAGCTTTGTTGTAAGCTTCGATTTCTGCTTCGTTATATTTGATACCACTTTCTAAAAGAGCGTTTTCAGTTTCAAGACGTTTTATTTTTTGTTGTTCAGCAGTGGACAATTCGCTTTCCATTGCCTTAGTACGTAACCCTGCTAGTTCTACATTATTTTCTTCTAGTTGTTCTTTGTTTTGTTTTAAAGAAGTTTCTGCACCTTCTTTATAAGTGGCCATTTGTTCATCTGTATACAATTTGGCAAATCCTAAAACAGATTCACCGTGTTTCTGATATACATCACCTACTTCTTCTGACGATGCACTTACATCCTTAACTGGCAAGGCCTCTTTAATATCCTCGGCAATTTTCTTGGAATTTTGCTCCATTACTTTGACTATTTTGCCATTCTCGGCTATGGATGTTTCCATGCCAGCCTTTTCGGCCATTGTTTTATCTCGAATTAATCTTTCTAATACCTTATTCTCATCTGCCATACGAGCATTTTCTTTTTGCCTGGCTTTGCTCTTTGCACTAGCTTCTTCATCCAA